CGGCGTCGAAGATCGGCGTCGCCGCCGGCGGGGGCGCCGCCGCTGCGGGGGGCTGGTTGAGCTGGAGAATGCTCACCGGCATGGGGCGCTTTCTGGGCTTTGGCGGCGGCGGCGCGGCGGGCGGCGGGGCGGGGGCCGGCGTGATGAGCAAATTCGGTCTGCTCGGCGCGATTGTCGGACTGACCGAATGGCTGGACCCGAAGGGCGACTTCGGCGGCGCGACAGGCGGGATCGACAAATGGGTCAAGCAACATTTCGGTTTCGTCCCGTCCAATATTCCGTTGAAAATGCCGAGCTTTGCCCCTCCGGTGGGCGCTAGCGGCCCGGCTCAATCGTGGTATCGTGATTTCCAGAAGCGCGGCGGCGCGTTTGGATCGAGCGCCCCAGTCGAGGTCCACGGCCAGGCGACCGTCAACGTTCCCGTGCATGTCGAGGTGAAGGCGAGTTCTTCGTTGCTGGAGATCGTCAAGCGCGCGGAGGACGCCACGAAGAACCTATCGACGCAAATCCCGCTCGACCCGATGCAGGGCGGCCATACTGGCCGCATGGATTCGGACGCCGCGCCGCTGCATGGGGGCGCCTATTCGCCGTGAGGCGTGGCGGAATTGGGGATCAGGGATGCAAATCAAGATCGACGCGCGCGAGCTTGGGAGGTTCTCCAAGGAAATCGAGCGGCTTCAGCGGCAAATCCCGCAAGGCGTCGCGCGCGGGCTCAACGAGGGCGGCGACAAGGTGAGGACGCAAGTGCAGCACGCGCTCCAGCGCCAGGCCGGCTTCAAGCGTTATTCATCCGTCACGACGCGCACGCGGACGGCGCGCGCCTTCGCGGCGCGAGGCGACGTGACGAAGGCTGTGCAGGGCTCGGGCGTTGGGCAGGGCATGTCTTATCAGATCATCGTCTCGGGCAAGGCAAGCAAGCCTTTCGAGTTCAAGGCGGAGGTCAAGAAAGGCGCCGGCGGCGGCGTTACAGTGTGGTTTTGGGGCGAGGCGCACAAGTTTAAACGCAGCTTCGAAGGCTCGGGCAAGATCGCCGGTCAACTGCTCATGCGCAAATTGGGCGGCCCGAAAGACCGGCTTCCGACCCGCTCATTCGACGGGCCGAACCTCGCCAAGGAGGCGGTGAAGGGCGAAGCGGCCGAGACGTTCTTTCGCGCCGCCGAGACGGAGGTTGCGCCGGCGGTGCTGAAGCAGATCGCCAAAGAGCTTGCAAGATGAGCGCGCCATGACCGATGACGCGCCGCCGGGTTGGTTGACGATCAGCGATCTCGCGCGCGAGCGCGGGGTCGACAAGAGCGCGATCTCACGCCGCGTCGCGCGGCTGGAGGGCCTGGGGCTGATCTCGACGCGCAAGCAGGGCAAAGGCAAGCTGGTCTGCCTCGCCGAGTTCGACCGCGCGGCCTCGTCGACCGTCGACGCCGTGCGCGAGGCCAATGGGCGGCGCGCCACGGGGCCGCCGGACGCGGGCGCTACGGGGCCGGGCGATCCTATCCTCGCCCGCGAGCAGGCCCGCCGCGCCGCCTATGACGCCGACATGAAACGCCTCGACCTCGAAGAGCGGCTCGGCCGCATCGTCGAGGCCGAGGCGGTGCGCGTCGCGCTCGCGTCATGCGCGCTGGAGCTCGCGCAGGCTATCGAGGCGCTGCCGGGGCGCGCCGAGGCGCTGGCGGCGGCGGTGACGAAAGAGGGCGTCGCCGGTCTGCGCGCGGCGCTCAAAACCGTGGCGCGCGAGCTGCGCGAGACGCTCGCCCGCGCCGCCGAGCGCTTCGGCGAAGGCGGCGATGCCGGAGACGAGGCGCAGACCAAAGCGCCCATTGCGGAGGCGGCGGCTTGAAGCACGTTGACGCCCGCGCGCTCGTCGGCCAGGCCTTCGCCGAGGCGCTGCGGCCGCCGGAGGCGCTGACGCCCTCGCAATGGGCGGCGCGGAATCTCTTTGTTCCCGACGGGCCGCACGCCGGCCGCCTGATTGACCTCAAGCTCGCGCCCTATCTTGTCGAGCCGCTTGACATGCTCGGCCCGGAAAGCCCCGCCAACGAGATTGCGGTGATGAAATCGGCGCAGACCGGCTTTACGCTGGTGCTGCTGGCGGCGCTCGGCTTTCTCATCGATCGCGCGCCGTGCAACGCGATGCTGATCCAACCGACGTCGAGCGCCGCCGCCGACTTCAATCGCGGCAAGCTGGAGCCGGCGATCAAGGCCTGCGCCGCGCTGAAACGCAAGGTCGCGCCGCAGACCTCGCGCTCGACCGAAGGCTCGACGACCCACACCAAGCGGTTTCGCGGCGGCTCGCTGACGCTGGCGATCGCCAGCTCGGCGGCGGACCTGCGGTCAAAGACGATCAAGGTGTTGCTGCGCGATGAGATCGACGAGTACGACGACGACCTCGATGGCCAGGGCGACCCGCTGAAGATCTCCGACGGCCGGCTGATTTCGTTCCTGGCGTCCGCCGATTGGCGCAAGGCCGACGTTTCGACGCCGACGATCAAGGGCGGATCGAAAATCGAGCGCCGCTTCGAAGCCGGCGATCAGCGGCGTTGGCGCGTGCCGTGCCCGCATTGCGGCGGCGAGTTCACCTTCGAATTCGGCGACAAGTTCCGGTTCGAAAAGCAGCCGCCGTACAAGGCGCATTACGTCGCGCCGTGCTGCGGCGTCATTATCGAGGCGCACGAAAAGCGCGAACTCGTCGCGCACGGCCGATGGGTCGCAACGGCGGCGCGGCCGGGCGCCTATCCGAGCTATGCCTTCGATTCGCTTTCCAGCCCTTTCATTCCGTGGGACACCATTGCCGCCGAGTATCTGAGCGCCGAAGACGACCCGCAAAGGCTGAAGGTGTTCCACAACCTGATGCTCGGGCTGCCCTATGAGATGCGCGGCGACGCGCCCGCGCATAGCCAGCTGATGGAGCGCCGCGAGGATGAGCTGAAGCGCGGCCATGTGCCGCCGCAAGGGCTTGTCCTCATCGCCACGGCCGACGTGCAAATGCGCGGCATCTGGACGACGATTCTCGCCTTCGCGCCGAACCGCGAAAGCTGGGTTGTCGACGCTTTCTATGTCGACGGCTCGACGGAGAATCCCGGCTCGCTTCACGATGCGCCAGACAGCGACAACGCCTTCTCGCGGATGCTGCAAAAGACGATCGGGCGCGAGTTTCCCGACGCGTTCGGGCGCATGCGACAGCTCGACGCGCTCGGGATCGACAGCGGCTATCGCTCGCATGTGGTTTACGCGACCGTGCGGGCGAATCAGCGGCTCAACCCGAGCACCGGCAACGGCATGATTTTCGCGCTTGATGGCCGCGACGGCTGGGGGCGGCCGGCGATGGGAACGCCGCGATCGGTCGACATCTATCTCAACGGCGCGCGCATGCCGAACGGCGTGCATCTATGGCCGGTAGGCACGTGGCCTATCAAGTCTGCGTTCTATGCCGACCTCAGACAAAGCGGCCGGCGCGCCGGCGCCGAGGTCGACCCGCCCGGCTATTGTCATTTCCCGGCGTGGCTCGACGACGCCTTTTTCCGCCAGATCACGGCGGAATATATCGCGGAAGAGAAGTTTCGCGGCCGCGTGCGCAAGAGTTGGAAGCAGCGCGCCGGCCAAAAGGATAACCATTATCTTGATTGCTACGTCTATGCGCTGGCGCTGTTCGAGTTTCTCGGTCTGGCGCGCATGGCGCCTCCCGAGTTGGCGGCCTTCGCGCGCGAGCGCGGCGTCCCGTCCGACACGCCGCTTTTCCCCGGTTGGCTCACGTCCAACGCCGCGCTGGCGGCAGAGGCCAGCGACCCCTACGCGGCCGATAGCCTCGACGAGCGGCTGGGGCGGCTGATGAAGACGAATAACGAGGCGTTCGGGCGCGCTGAAGGGGTAGGGGCGTAACGATCGCGTCGCGCCTTTTGCAGAGGCGATCTCGCGGCGGTGATGATGGGCCGAGCGAGTTGCGCCGGCCGCTTGTCGTGGCGCTCGGCGGCCTGGGCGAGGCGCAGGGCGGCGATGCGCCCTCCCGGCCGGCGATCGGCGGCATGCGGCGGCGAGGACGGCTTGTCGTGACGCTCGGCGGCCTGGGCGACGCGCGGGGCGGCGAAGGCGCGGGGACCCTCCCGCGGGACCTCCTTTGACCGGGACTCAAAGGAGGGTGAATGCAAATTCCTATGATCAGGCAGGCGAAGGGATCGGCGGTGGGGATGAGTGCCGCACACAGCGAGCGACAACGCGAAGCCTCTTCGACATCGCCGCCCGCCTCGTCGTCGCTGACGGCCGGATGAGGGGGAGACATGCGCTCCGAGGCATGCCTGACGCCGAGCAGACCCCGCCGCCTCCGGTAGGTCGGCGGGTCCTTCCCCGCCCTTGGCCCGCTCGCGGGTCCCCGGCAGTCCGGAGTTCCCCTAGCAAAGCTCAGACAAAACAGCATCAACAGTGCAACGAAACCACCTTCAACCTTCGTCAACGTCGACAACTCATGCAATATTGCATAGATCACTTCGAACTTTCATGATGCGTTGTTGTGCTGGTCTGCGTCATCGCCAGAAAGTGAGCGGCGTCTTCCCCCACTTTTCCCCCACCGCTACGCATGAACAAGCGTAGAACACGCCCGCTTGCCTCCCCCGGAAATCCGGCGCTTTTTGGCTCTTTTCATTGCGCGGTCTGCGCTCATAACGGCCTGGTTGGGGGTTCGAGTCCCTCCCGGCCCACCATCAACTCATTGATTTTTCTGATATCTCGGCTTTCGGTAGCTTTCGCCGCCATAGCGTGCGCTTGTGGCCAAGCGTTTGCGGATTTCGGT